CCTGGGTTTCCCGGACACGTAAGCTGAAAGTGCTCTCAAATACTTGTACCATACTCCAAGATATCATTATCGGGACTATGAATCTCAAGGAATAGAGGGTGGTGGATAGCTTCCGTTTCCCACATTAAGCTTGTCAGACTCAACGGGTATGAGTTTGGGTTAGTCATCCCTAACCTCCGGCCATGAGCTGGGCATGTAGATCCATCATCAATTGATGGTCAGAGCGACCTTGTCGCCAATCTGACACATCGTTCTCCAATGGAGCGACAGGCTCAACCTTCTGAACCGAAGGCGTTGGACAGATCAACACTTTATTCACCTTTTTCCACATTCTTAACGTCTTAGGTACCCGTACTCGCGGTCCGCGCTGTTGAACAGCGTCGAGACTTCGGAGCACGTTAACCTTTGTCGGTAAGCGTGCGGCCAAGGCTTCAATCGTGTCGAGGGCCTGGAACATAGAGAGAATGAAGAGTTCCTCTCCAGCTCCGACATCACCGATCGGGGAATGCTCCAAGACTCTATGTCTTATTGCATCGAACTCGTTGACGGTATCAACCATAGGTGCGCGGTAAGCATCTACTACCGTGTCCTGGTACCAGTCCCACAGACCATCAACATCGCCATACTTGGGATCCAAGTGGAAGCCTCGAAAGGCCTCAAACAAGGATTTCCTTATACGAACAAGGTCAACAGCCGCGATCCTAGACCTAACAGACTCGATAACAGGCGCCCCCCAGGAAGGGTGGGTCGGCCGCACTTGACAGAATCTGTCTTGTTTGTACCAATCCCACACGTTCCGTGCACTCCATTTAGATATGGCGCCAGGACGGGTCAATAACAATACTATCGAGCGGGCTCTACGGCTAAGATCTGACAGACGGCTGGTTGCCGCCCGAGATGAAGCCTTAAAGCCCAACCCCATGCTTCGAAGTACAAGGAATAAGGAAGGCAAGGTCCCTGTACGGCCCTCGGAAGCCTTAACGACTTCCGGGACGCCTGTCACCCCAAGCCAACCGCACGCAATCCCCACTAAAGGTAAAGGAGTTACCTCCTCACCCTTGTAGAAAAAACGCTTAGCGAACTCAAGGGACAGATTATCTGAGACAATGGATTTGTTAAATCCAATCTTGACCCCGGTCTCCTTCATAATCTTGACATACTCAGCAGCGACATTGCGATCTCCTATCACAACGTCGTCACCGAGAATAGCATAAAGTTCGAACCATCCACTCGCTCCGGCTCTTCGAGCCGCAAGCTGGACGATGGCATGGTGTACAAGGGCCAACATCGCCCAAGAAGAATAAGCTCCCATCGGTTGACCAACTGCATACTTGATTGTCCTAACCGCCGAACCAAATGTTTTCACATAAAGATTCGGAAGAAAGTACGCTCGTTCTGTAAGAAGGCGTCGCCAATGAAAACCAAACTCCTCGGACGTGAAAACACCGAGTAACTTCTCCTGCAGAACAACAGGGATGCGATCGGTCGCAGCCGATAAATCATATGAAAATACTGCCTTACGGCCACTCTCCCTCAATTTCTGAATGAGAGCTCGCACGGGGGCAAGCTGATCAAACAAACCATCTTGGGGAATAGCTTTCAACAATACATCAAAGATGTACCGATGCAACGGATATAGCAGCCACTGCGTTAAGCAATCGACCATAGCGACAACACGAACCTTCCCCGGTTCCTCAACCAATGCCAATTTTCCCAGTTTACCACTCACCCCCTTCCAATCCCTCGCTTCCATGATCCGAGCGCGAGACGCTTTCCCATCTGAATTTCTTCGAAGGTACTCAAGTCCCGCCTCCCAGACCGGTGCATAAAGAAGAGAAAGAGAACGGGTGATAATGCATAACGTAACAAAAGATTCAAGCAAATCTGGCCTTGTGAGCCAGGCCGCCGCGTCCTTAATCACGTTTATTACTGAGACTGTTGACCCTTGGTTAGTCTTTAGACTAGCCAATTTGGTCTTATCCTTAACCTCTTTCGAGGAATTAGGACCAGAGGTCATTAAGGCAATAAACTTAATTGTATATCCCAAAATTTCCTTCACTACGATCCCAGTAGGAGGACACCACACCCCTTCAGTCGGATGATTTCTCACCTTTCCAAAAGAGCGGATGTCTTTGACCTTAGCTGGGACTTTCATTACTGAAATTGTCTTCAGGGCGGGTCCTCCCATTTCAGTCAATCGGTCCCGGAACCACACGATGTGTGAATCCCAAGCCTTCATGAACTGATCTGAGATTACCACCCCTGGAGCAGTTATGGTCTCGAAGCTCATCTTCCCTTTAAAGTTCAACACTCGGTAAAGAGTGAAGAAACCTAACCAGAGTCGAATCACCCCTCGATCACCCTGCCGAATACGCTTTCGGTGATTGCCAGGAATCACTCTAGGGATACCAGAGGTAGTCTGTGGTATCGCCGCCCCAACGAGGCGCGGTTGGGTTCTCTTACCATTACCCAAGTAACGCAACAAAGTCACGTTACAAGTTTTAAGATAGATAGCCAAGCCACGATCTCCTTGAGACTTTCTCAATCCAACCGCGAATCTGGAAAAGACGAAGCAAGCTTTTACCCAACCCAGGGAGTTGCTACCCACGATCAGAGGGACTGCTCTTGCGAGCAGCCCCACCAATCGTTTACTGGATTTTACACCAGATTGCCAAATACTTGAAGCAGTTTTCAACTGTAAAGGAGAAAACAGTTGCTTCATAGTTATTATTAATTAAAAAATTTTTCTTTTAAAGAACAACAACTACCAAGCCCTTAGGATTACTGATGGGAGGTTGTAATTCCCATTGAATGATTACTCATCCAAACTATTGATACTATCGCAAGCCCTCTATCCTCCGAACCTGGAGTATCCTTCGGTTTCCCATACCCCCCAATAAGGGGCATGGGGCCGCAGGCAGCCAGTAAAGGCGGGGTTGTTACCCTGTGGTTGCCAACGGCAATACAGGAGGGAAGCATACGCCCCCCCTCTCAAAGATAAACTTAAACATTCATCATGAGTAACTTTCTCACTCTCGACCAGGCTCGCTGTACTCAGCACCCCACCTGGCCCACCAGATCCTGGGACCTGGGTCGTCGACCGAAACCAACTAAAGTGATACTCGTCTTCCTAGCTCCCTTGCGGGTAGGTCTCATAGACAAGTGTGCCTAAGCTTAGTCCACAGAAAGGGATTTACCATCTCATTCCAAGAGACTTCTATCTAGACCTTATTGTTTAGTCATCGACACGTATCCTCCCCAACGTACTCACGTTGGTGCCACTACTCTTTCCCATCTTGTAAGATGGGGCTCCCTTTGCGACATAGTATCGCTGGTCGAGCTATGTTTGGTACTGGTCGCTTTCCCGAACGGGAAGAATCAGAAACCATCCCACCCAATGTCTCCTGTTGAGACCTTGAACTTTCGTTCTTCAGGGTGAAAGGAGTCCTATCCTCGTCGACGAGTCGTCCTCGAGTTACTACTAGATTTGGAGTTCTAGCAGCTTCGTTGAGTCCGTTGCCTACAACACCAGCAGCAAATTAGCTCTGGAAGGGAGGTAAGGAGTTTACAAAACTGTGGAGAAAATCTCTTCACTGTTCTCGCAACTCTAGTTGGAAACACCTATCAGCTCCATGCTGCCTAGGTGAGGCCCTATAAGCTGAAAGTGCCGGCATTCTAAGCCATACAGTGGGAGATCTGAGCGATCAGATTTCATCACTCGTCCCGACCAGAAATGGCCGGG